AACTGTACCATCGTATGTACCTGTGATTTCTTTTACACTAGTAGGTAAAGTTAGTGTATAATTACCTGTTATTACTAAATCAACAACCATTCCTGTAGAAACGTTACTAAACGTTAATGTAGTATTGGCTGATAGAGTTTTAGTATGTACTGCTGCTGCTGACCAATCTACATCACTAGCAGATATTGCCGCTGCTGTTGTAAACTCTGCACCTAATTTTGCATAACTTACTGCATCGTCAGCTATCATATCAGTAGCCACTTGTACTTCGCTTACAGCACCTGCACTAGTTGCACCTAGTACTCTATTAGCTGTAGCTATATCTTGCATTTTAGCATATGTAACATTGTCGTCTAATATTTTAGCGGTTGTTACTGCGTCATCTGCTATTACGTTTGTTGTTACTTTAGTTGTTGCCATTTTATTTATTCGTATAAGTTATATTATATCCTGTCATTGTTTGATTACCTGTTTGGTCATTAGTGTTATCTTCAAAATTTATAAAACATTTACAGCTACTATCATTAAAAGGATCATTTCCCAAAGAACCATTAGTTTCACCATACAAAGTAGTAACTTCAGAACTTGTAACTTCTCTATTAAATATTCTAAAATCATTCATTTGACCTTGAAATAAAGATTGATTATTATTTACTGTATTTAATTTACAACCTATTATATCATAATAATTCCTAGAACCTTGACTAAAAGATCCTGAAACGTCTAAAGAACCGTCAATATATATTTTTGCTGTAGACTTAACTACATATACTAAATGATGCCAACCTGCTGATAAACTTGTAGATGCAATAAGAGCACCACCACCATCACTCGACATATAAGGTTTATTAGGGTAAGTTCCGTGATCGTTCCAATGCATCAATAAACTACTACTTGTACCTTTACCTAATCCCATTATTGCAGATGCACCGTTATAAGAATCAGGTTGATTTAATTGATCCCATTTAATCCAAACACTTAGACTATAATTATTTCTCGTAATATTATTTATTGGTTGTGGAAACAATATTACATCTTTACTACTTATGTTTCCTGTATTCATTGATCCTGAACTTGCAAAAATACCTACTCTATCAGGAGGTAGTCCTTCATTAAATAATCTTTTACCTAAACTCATATTTTACTACGTCTGCTTTTTTAGTTAATGCATTTATTGCTGCTTCGTGATCGTTATGACTTGCTAGTATTGCAGTTCTTTCATCTTCTATTTCTTGCGGTACATTTATACCTCTGTGTAATTGCCTAATATAATACCAATCAGTTACTGATAATTTATTATTAGTGTAATTTTTTAAACTTATTAATTTTTGTTCTTTTAATTCAGCTAAAGTTTCTGACCAAGTTTTAGCATTTACTGTATAATAGTATTTATTATCTTCTAAATACAATTCACCTAGTTCTTCTATAGCAGGATCATATTGCGGATCTACTACTTCAAAGAAACCTTCTTCTTCTAATACTTCTACAGGTGAACTTGCAAAACCACCCATATAGTATTTTTTACCATTCCAAGTTGATGGTAATTTGTTAAATATTTTTATTTCTCCGTTTATATTTATTGCTCTCATAATTATTATGGTGTTGGATCACTAGTATAAGTTGCAATAGAATAATGGTATATTTTAGCACCTGAACTATCATCAGTACAAACTATTTGAATTAAATTGTTTGCTGTACCATCGTAATCTGTTGAACCTACTTTGTTAAAAGTTGAACCTGTTTCACTAAATGTTATTGTATAATTTCCTGTTAATATTAAATCTATTACTTGACCTTGAACAGCATTACTAAATGTAAATGTAGCTGCTGCGTTTGCAGTTGCAGTAAATGTACTAGCTGCACTAAAGTCTAAGCTAAATGCGCTTCCAGAACCTAATGCACTTAATGCTGTATATCTATTTTCTAGCATAGTGTGAGTTACGCTATCTGTATCACCTGTACCTACTAAAGTACCTGTATTTTCTGGTAATGTTAATACAGCACTACTTGCTACACTATGTGGTTGAGCTTTTATAGTTTGATAATGAGCATTATTTACTTCACAGTATAATCTCATTTCTGCTACATTACCTGTATTACTTCTAATTTGAATACTTCCGTCACCTACTGTAACACCACCTGTTGTACCATTACCACCCATTGTAAATGCATTAGCTGTATTTGCCGCTAGTGTTGCAGTTACATCTCCTGTTGCTGATGAAACATCTATACCATCACCACCTATTAAACTTTGTACTACATTACTAAGGTTTACAGAAACTAAATGCTGTACTTCTATTTCAGTTCCATTCGGTACGTTAGTGTCAAATGTTAAAGTTGTACCTGATACTGTATAAGAACTATGTAATTGATATACACCATCAAAATATACTGATAATTCATTTTCACTACTTGCCGAATTACTTAATGTATAAGCTGCAGTACTTCCATTTCCTGTAAATGTATCTATTGCTATTGTATTAGCACCTGCTGTTGCTGATATTGTTAATGTATCAGTAGCTGCATCAGTTGTTAGCGTTACGTTAGATCCTGCTGCAATATTTAAAGTATCATTTGTACTATCAGCTGCTATTGTTGATTGACCTGATACTGCTATATTACCAAAAGCATTATCACCTACTGCTGTATTTGTAATTGTAATTGCTCCATCTGCATTTGTAATTGTTATACCAGTTCCTGCAGTTAATAGTGCATTTTCAAAATAACTATTAGTTGCATCATATATTAATAAATTACCTGCTGCAGGAGTTGTAATATTAGCGTCTGTAAGATCGTTTAATCCTGCATTTAAAGAAAAAGTCGTTCCAGTTAAAGAAAGTCCTGTACCAGCGCTATAAGTAGTATCTGTAGACGCAATACTTATGCTTCCGTCACCATTAGTTATTGTTACATTACTTCCAGCTGTTAATAAAGCGTTTTCAAAATATGAATTACTAGCATCATAAATAAGTAAGTTTCCAGCTGCTGGTGTAGTTACTGTTACATCTGTTAAAGTTGAAAGTGTATGTTCAGTTGCAGTTGGTACACCACTAGCATTTCCTAACCAGAAATAATTTTGCTGTATGTTAGGAATATCGTTTGATCTAAGTATTGATGAAACTAATATTGAACCGTCTGCCGTAGTAGATACCCTACCTACCTTACCTACATTTTGTATTAATGCTGTTCCTGTTGGTTTAGTAGTAGTTAAGCCACCACCTGATTTTACATAAAGCGTAGCATTTGCTGCTGGCGTTACTCCGTCTATTGGATCTGTTACTAAATTTTTAAGTACACCACCTGTTACAATATGACCTTCTGCGTTGTTTGCTAAATCAGTTAATAATAAACCTGATGCTGGCATAGTTGATGCATTTGCCGCATTAGCAGGCGCAACAGTTACTACAGCTGAAGCACCTACTGAACCTGTTACATATACAGGTGTTCCTTTTGTAATTGTACTCCCTGATGTATTTTTACAAGCTACTCTTACTTGATCTGTACTTTCACTAGCAAGTGTTATAGTATCACCTGTTTCAGTTATAGTTATATTGTTACCTGCTGCTATTGTTACATCGTCTGTAGTTGCATCGCTACCTGTTAATCTTATTATTGCATTATTGCCTGATGTTTCACTACTTAATGTATAAGTTGTATCGGTATCTGAAGCTGCAGCAATAGTAAAACTAGGATATGTTCCTGTAATAGTTACGTTACTACCTGCAGTTAATGATACTGTCTGATCTGGACTATCGTTAGTAATTGTAAAGTTAGGATAAGTTCCAGAAGTTGATATACCAGTACCCCCTGTTAATGTTACAGTTTGGTCTGGACTTGTATTAGCTAAAGTAAGCGTTCCGTTTACATCATCATAAGTACTGCTTATTCCAGTTCCAGCTACTACTAAATTAGCAACTCTATCGTCTACACGCTCTGCAGTATAATAAAGGTTAGTTCCTTCTGATAAATCACTTGTAGATTTTGTAGCAAAAGCTGTATCAAAACGTGCAGTTGTATAATAAAGGTTTGTAGCTCCTTCGCTTACTGAATCAGTATCAAAACTAATATTTGCACTACCATCAAACGATACTCCGTTTATTGTTCTAGCAGTTGATAAAGTATCTGCAGTTGAAGCAGCGATCCCTAAGCTATCTACATACGTTTTAGTAATATGTGCTTGTACTTCACTAGAACTTGGTCCTGTATAGGAAATAACTCCTGTAGAACTACTGTAAGATAGAGATCCATCACCACCATTGTCAATAGCACTAATTAATGCTCTTACATCAGCGTTTGAAGGTCCAGTATAAGTAAATACACCTGTTGAATTATCGTAGCTAAAACTCCCTAGTCCGCCTGCATCTGTCGCAGATAAGTCTGTTAAACTAATACCTGATCCAGAGTTTGCTATTGTAAAACTTGGATAAGTACCAGTTACTGTTATACCTGTACCAGCAGTTAAACTTACTGTTTGATCAGGCTGTGTGTTTGTTATTGTAAATGATGGGTATGTACCACTTGTTGAAATACCACTTCCTGCTGAAAGTGAAACTGTTTGATCAGGACTAGTATTTGCAATAGTTAATGTTCCATTTACATCGTCATATGTTTTACTAATACCTGTGCCTGCTACTACTAATGTATTTACCTGATCATCAACTCTTTCTGCAGTAAAATATTGGTTTGTACCCTCTGTAATATTGTCTGTAGTTAAACTTATGTTTGCAGTACCATCAAAACTTACACCTGCTATCGTTCTTGCTGTTTCTAAGGCAGTTGCTGTATCAGCATTACCTGTTACGTCACCTGTAACATTTCCTGTAACATCTCCAGTTAAATTACCAGTTACATTCCCAGTAACATTACCTGTCAAATTCCCTGTTACGTTTCCAGTTAAAGGTCCACTAAATGCATTAGCAGTTACAGTACCAATAGCGGTTAAATCTCCGCCTGTATTCATACTTAAACCACTAGTATTTCCTGCACCATCTGTTATTGATTGCAAGGCTGCAGCTAATGTGCCATTATCACCTACTTTTAACAGCGATGTATAAGTACTACTTATTGAATTTCCAGTTAATGCTGCCATCTTTATTTAATTTATTATTTATATACTTTTTTAATTTTACTATATTTTTGTCTTTTACTTTGTATCTGTTTTTCATAAAACCCAACCGTTAAATAGATTATCTTTATCAGGATATACATCTTCATTAGAATTTTGATTATATTCTGGAAAGAGATTGTTATTAAAACTTAAATAATCTATCATTCTTCTAATATAATATTCAGCAAATTCTCTTTCTTTATTTACTAAATAATCAACTTCGCTTTTTGTTACACTTTCTGCATTTTCGCTTATGTGTTTAAATACTCCTGCATTTTTTACTTGATATGCTGCAAATGGTAAATAATCCATCATAGCAAAATGTATTAATGCTGGTTGTATATATTTATTTACTAGTGTTAAGTAATTACCTGTTAATGTATCACCAGTAATTTTAGTTTCTATTGCTTCATATAATTTTGTACCTAAGAAATTTTGTATATGTATTTCTTGTGCCAATTTTATATAAGGCAATAACTTATCTACATCAACGTTACCATCTAATATTGTATTCTTTTTTAATGTGCTTACTTTTATAAATAATACTTGTGCCATTATTAAAATGCTTTACCTTTCGGTGTTTTAAATTTCTTTTTTTCTTTAAAACCTCTATTTACCATATCTCTAGGTCTTGTTGCTACTTTTTTATCATTAGTTTCAGGTGTAAAACCTTCTCTTTTTGCTTCGCTTACACTTGACTTAGCTCTAGGGTTTTTTACATCTGGTGTAACAGTTTTACTCATATAAACTTTACGCTCCCAGTAATGTCTACAAGATCCACCACCTTTATATAACCATATATCATATGTATTAGCACCACCTTCACCCCAACCTGGATTAACAGGTTTAGAACTCATAGCTAAAATATCTTCTTTACGATATAATTTTTTAGCAGATACCATTTTATCACAAAATTCTCTACTATTACCATCAGCTTTTAATGGTGCATATTGATACCTTACTTTAAATTTAAATCCTTTATCGTTTTCACCATCTTGTTTGCTTTTAGCATTAGGTTTAGCACTACCTGTACTTGCTAATTCTAACTTTTCATTTAATTCATCATCTTTTTCATAATCTACAGGTGCTGATTCAACTAATTCCCAATTATCTAAATCTTCATCTTCACCTAAACTTATAAAATCATTTAATTCAATATTTTCTGCAGATAAAGTTTCTTTTTCTTCTAGATCTATACCAGTTTCTTCTTCTCTAGTTTCTTCATCAACAATATTATTAGTTAAATCAGTAAATTCTAAAGGTTGTAGTGTTCTAAAGTATAAATTAAGCGCTATACCATTAAATGCTAATATTGTTTCTAGTGCATCTAATATATATTCTTGTTGTACCCTAATAACCATATTGTCAAATAGAATACTAGCTTGTTTTAATTCATCAGCATTAGATCCTAAGCCATTATTTTGCGTTCTAATACCTAATAATAAAGGTGATGATAATCTGTGTCCTACAAGAATTTTATTAGTAGCTTCATCAGCTAAAAATTGATATTGATTATGTGCGTCAGATAATTGTACTGGATCTATAGTTGCAGCACTTTCAGAATTGTCATTAAACGCTAATATAAATTTACCTGCATTACTACTTCCACTAAACTTATCATATATTCTTTTTTCTATTAGCTCTCTAGCTTCTTCATCAGGTGTACCATTGTTAAAATTAATAAGCATTGAAGGTGCCATACCATTTTGTATATTATTAATATGATAGTTTGCAACTTCTGCTTCAAGTTCACAGTAAGGTAAAGCACCTTGATATGTTACAGGTGTATAATAAAAATATCCAGCTCTATATGGTTTAATACATAATATCTCTATTGCATTGTTACCTGATCCAAATGCTGGTATTCTAGTTAGTTTATCTCTGTTTGTGTATTTACTCCAATCGTGAAAATAATAATACCCTTTTATATCACCATTTTTATCAGCTTTTTCAGCACGTAATGTTTGTACTGGAAAATGCTCTACTTTTACTATTTTACTTCTATCTACATTATAATATATTTGAAGTGTAGCTTGTCCTAATAAATAAAAATCAGAACAAACTTTTTTAATATCATCTTTTTTAAATAATGTAATTGCTTCTGCATATTCCATAGGTTTTTTATCGCTGTTAGTTGCGTTTAAACCTTTACCATATATCATTTCTGTAATACCATTAATAATTGCATTATTTGTTGGACTACCTTGATACTGGTCTATTAAATATTGATAATAATTATTATCTTCTCCATATGCAACAAAGTCTTTATTTTTTTGCTCTGTTATTTTGGGAGCTGTATATGTGCTTAAATTTACTACTCTAATATTACTCATTAGCTTATTATTATATAGTCATCGTCTGGATAACTTGTTGTTTGTGTGTATTCTCCGCTATTAATTGTATAATAGTCATTATTTGATTGATCGATAGTTTGGTCAGTACAAAATACTTTATCTAAATAAATATTAGCTTCAGATGATACTATACTTTCCCAATTATCAGTAGCTGCTTGCCACAGTACATTATATGTGTTCCACAGCGCACCAATACCTTCTATAATTTTTAAATCATAAAATCTACCTTCTTTTAAACTAAAGGTAGTAGATATAGATGCTTTATCGTTACTTTTTGTTAATGTAACGTTTTCAGTTCTTGTTGTTGTGTTAGTACTAGTATCTCTAATTGAAACAATAACTTGTGACGGATATGATCTCGGTACAAAAGTTAAAGTTTGTGCATCTGTACTAGTAGTTAAAATCTTCATACATATATAATAAAAAAAAATATATTTTTTATATAATAAAAAAGGGAAGTTAAAAACTCCCCTTTAAAAACACACAAAAACAAAAAACTGTTATGAAGTTGGATCTATTTGTGTTCCACTTGCTAACGCAGTAATTACCGATCCAGTTACGAATAACGGTGGTATAACTTCTGTAGCTGTAAACGTCAATGTAAATCCGCTCAAGTCAGAATATGCTGCCCCACTAACAATGGTACCTGCACTTACTTCTGCTCCTTGATGATAACCAACCATTAAATAGTTAGCTGTTTCGTTGTTATCTTTAACTACTACGTGAGGTCTAGCTGCTGCAAGTAATTTTATTTCTTCTTGAGTAGCTTTATCTAAGTGAGTTAAAGTTAATTCTAGTGTTGATTCATATACAGTAGTACCTGTATCTCTAGAACTTATAATATTTGTTGTTAATGAACTAGTAGCTCCTTTTAAATCAAATTGAAAGAAAGATGGTGTTCCTGATAGAGCTGTAATTTCTCCTGCAGAAATAGTTGCTGTACCTAAAGTACCAAAGTCTGCAAAATAAGCTGTAACTAAACCACCTACTGATTGTTTACAAGGTAACTGCCTTCCTGTTGTTAATGCACAAGCCATAATTTATTTTATTTTAAAAAAAAAGGGCGGTAGTCTATACCACCTACCCTTTTTGTGTTATACAATTATTTTAATTACGCTGTAGCGTATAATACAATATCACCACCGATTGCGTGCTGAATACCTGCTGTAAATCTCATTACAACTCTTACGTTTTGAGATCCATCTAGGTCTGCCATATCAATTACCTTAACTTCGTTTTGGTCACTTAATAACCCTGTACCGAAGAACAAGTTGCTCGATTGCGCTGCTACTGCATCGTTGTCTGATAAACCAGGAGCATTTACTACTTTGATTCCATCAAATGATAATGCGTTACCCATATTGTACCATTGAGTACCTTGAGCGTTTGTACCTGCAGCACCTAATCCTGATGCACCAAATCCACCTAATGCTCTAATATAGTTTCTGTACATATTAGATGGTAAGTAGATAGTTAAATCTTCTGCACCATATACTGCTGTAGGAATAGCGTCAGCAATTTTACCAAGCTCATCGATAATGTTAGCAGCAGTAGAAGCTGTACCTACTACATCATTTACATCACCATCTGCAGTTAAAGTTGTGATAAATCCATCAAATTCACCTGCGTTACTGTTAGTACCTGTCCAAATGTTTTGCTCAATTTTTTGAGCTACTTTATCTGCTACGTGAGCAATTAAAAAGTCACTAAACTTAGGAGGTAAGTTATCAAATGCAGAATATCCCATTTGTACTGCTTCCCAGTCAGATCTAAAGTCTTTTTTACATAACTCTAAGTTTACTTGGAATTCTTCTGGTTGTAAAATTCTTTCAGTAAGAGTTAAAGTTGAAGTATCTGTAAAGTCACAAGTTGCATCTTTAACGATTGCATCAGTTGCCACTTTTTTCATTACTTGTTTAAACTTAACGTTAGGTACAATAGAAATGTTACCTTCTGCTAATGTTTTACCAGATAATAAAGCAGCAGAAATGTACTTCCCTGCAAATTCTCCAGCATATGTAGTTGTTATTGAAGTTGTTGTTGCCATTATTTAATTAATTATTATTAGAAATTGCTTGTAATACTCTACCGTAAGTAGTGTTTTGATTAGAGTTAATTGCAAACCTTGCACCTAATTTTTCTTGTACGTTTTCAGGTGAATGTTTGATGCCTTCAGCAGCAGGTTTAGATAATTCTTCTTGTTGCTGTGACATTTCCTCTTTTTCCTTATCGCCTGATATAGCATCGATAAGTTCTTTTATTTGTCCTTTTACTTCTTCAACAGATTCTGCTAAAGCTGTAAGTTCATCTTTAGTAGCATAGTTCATTTCTGATTTTTCTTCTTCTTGAACTGGTGCTTCTTCTAAGTTAGTATCTTCTACTGTTTGTTCTACAGTTTCTTCTACTACTTCTTCTGAATTTTTGATTTCTTCAATCATACCTTCTGTTTTAACGATTAATACTTTGTTGTCTGATAGTTCATACTCACCGATTGGTAAGGGAACGTTTTGATCTTCTGTCTTAATAAACACTTCTTCACCTGCTTCAAACTTTTCTGCAGTTAAGATAGCGCCATTCTCCAGAGTTATTTCTTCTAAAGAAATTTGTTCTAATTGTACATCAAGATCACTTGGTTCAACACCGAGTAAGGTCTTGACCTTCGATAATATTTCTGTAGCTTTCATAATAATATAATGAATACCACATTTTTTTTTATATTTTCGATTGAAGTTTTTTTATATACGACCTATTCCTTGCGCTTGTAATGAACCATCACAGCACTTTCTATGGTAAGTATTATCTTTACACAAACAACCTCTCTTAGAGCTTCTAGGTGATGTTCTACTAGGTGTTTTAAACTCTTTTTCTTTCATTATCTTTTTATAGGTACACAGTTAGGTACTTTTCTACCATTTTTCATTTTAAAACCTATCATTTCGTATCCTGCTTGACAAGGTTCTTTTAATTCTTGTTCTGTAGCTAAGTTTAGCTCTTTCATTTTACTTTCTGCCCAACTTTTACCAGATTTACCACCCCATAATAGGTAACTTATTGTACCACAAGCAGTTGTATCACTTTCATCATAATATTCTTCTGCTCTAGATAAGTAACTATACATTCTTTTTATAGTTTCAGTACTTATTTTCTCTTTTTTAGCTAATTGTTGCGCTCTTATCTTACCTACATCAGTTGCACACTTATTATTTACCTTTTCGTTAAGTTCTATACCTCTTTTAGCATTATTTGCTACTGAATCTGGGTAATCGTTATAACTTTCTAGTGTAACTTCTACTCCATTAACAATATCTTTAATATTTGATAGTAAATATTCAGCTTCTGCTGTTTCTATAGCACTTAATTCATCTTTTTGGTAATTAGATTTGTCTTGAAAGTATCCTTCTATAGAAAAACCTTTTACAGCACCTGTTTTTACAAATTCTTGCCATACTTTATCAGAATTTACCTTTACAGATCCTACCCAAGTACCTACTGGGTATTTTAAACCATAAAAAGCAGTTTTATCTTTTTGTTGATCTTCTACTATCCAGCTTTCTACTAAACTTAAACCTTTTAATTGCATTTGGTGTTCTAGTGTAGCATTATTTTGGTTACCTTCCATTAAATACAACTCACTAGCTCTACGAACTGTATCTTTAGAGAAATATATATAATATTCGCCTTCTTCGTTTACTCTTAGTATAGGTTTATTAGGTATTAGTAATGCGCCTAGTAATATTCTTTTTTCATCATCTACTTGCGCTAATTTATACTCTACGTCAGCATTAAGTGTAATAAAATCTTCTTCTATTGCTGGTTTCTCTACTATTGATATAGCTTCAATACCTGAATACTCTTGTTCTTCGTCTAAAATAAGTTCTACTATCTTCATAATTATATAATATATTTATTTATGTTTTTTTTATATTCCGCTTTCACTAATTATATTTCTATCTAGTTGTTGTGCAGTTGTTACCTCTCCAGAAACTACATATGCTTTTACTGGTTGTTGATTACTTAATGCTTGAGTTATCTGATTAATAGGTGATGATCCTACTACATTAAATGCTGGTGCTTGAGCAGGTTGTACTGTATTAGCTATACCTTCTGCACCTGCTGTATCATTTGCTCCTGGAATTTTAGTTGCTACTATTTTTTTAACAGTTGCTAACCCTGAAGCTATCACACCAGCTGCACCAATAGCACCAAATATACCACCTTGTGCTAACGCTTTAGTAGCACCTTGATAAGTATTAATTATAGATTGCGCTATTGCTACTGCTTTACCTGCTACTGAACTTTCACCTAATAATTGTTGTAAACCATTTAACCCTTCTGATACAATTTGTAGTTTAGCTTCTTCTTCTTTTTTCTTTATACTTTTATTTATATTAGAATATGTTTCTTGTGCTGCTGTTTGTTCTTTTAATGCATTTTCATATTCTATAGTACCTTTTTTAAATATTGCTGCTGTATTTTCAAATTGTTCTTCTGCAATACGTTGTTGTTCTGCTGCTACTTGTCTTTCTAATTCTAATCTATCTAATATCCCATCTTCTACAAGTAATTGTCCTTCTAATTCTCTTAATTTAGCTTCACTATCTGATTGAGATATAGCGTTTGTTAAATCTAATTTTTCTTTTAATAAAGCAGTTTCATTTGTTAATTGTTCTGATCTTAATCCACCTATACGTTCTTCTATTTCTAATACTGCTGCTTGCGCTCTAGTAACTTCTGCTTGTAATTCTATGTTAGTAGTATTATTAGCAAGTGCTGCTTCTGCTGCAGCTAATTGTACTTCTGCTAATTCTTTTTCCTGTTTTATACCTTCTTCTAATATTGTACCTAATTTTTGGTTAGCAGCAATTCTTTCTTCAATACTTTTACTAACGTCATCTCTAATTTGTCTTTGATCTTCTGCAGCTTTTAAATTTTCTATTCTAAGTTTTTCTTGTTCTGCTGCTGCTAATGCTGCTGCATTTCTTAATGCTACTTCTGCTTTTGCATTTTCATAAGCATCTTTAGTGTTTTCTTTTATTACGTCACCAACTTTTTTAAGTGTATTAGCTACTGTTTCTTGTACACTTATAGTTTCTTCAGCATTACCTTTAATAGCATCACCAAAATTTTCAATAGCCAATTTTGCTTCATCTGCTGCACCTGCAAAATCTGCTTTAAATACTTTTACTAACGCTTTACCTAAACCTCCTATACCTTGAATAATATTTTTTATTCTTGTAACTATTTCAAAAAATATATCATTTATAGAACTAAAAGTATCTGATTGAAAAAACTCTGTAATTGGTTTGGTAGCTTTTTGCCAATTATTTAAAACAAAGTTTATAAAATCATTAAATAAATTAGATACTGTACCAAATGCTACTGCAAACGCATCTGCTACTACTTGGTTTTGACCTAATACAGATTTAAAAGTATTGAACGCTTCTAATACTAAACCTATACCTAAACCTTTAATAGCTAACCCTAATCCGCTAAAACCTTTTTTAACTCTATCTACAGCACCTTTTAATCCTTTAAAACCTTTTGCTGTATTTTTAGCAGTTTTCTTTGCAGAATCTTCTACGTTTTTTATACTGTCGCTTAAATCAGTAAATTGTTCACGTATATCTCTAACGTCTTTATCAACACCTTTTAAATCTACTTCTAACTCTATTGTTTTTTTGACTGCCATTTTAATTCAGTTTTAAATTGTTTATACGCTTCTTTTATGCTAGAAGGTAGTTTATATTTGCCTTTTGCGATTTGTATATTCTCGCTATTGCTTTTAGAGTATTTCAATAATTCAATTATACTGTGTAACATCTATATATATAATAATATTATTCTATTTTTTTAAGGACAAGTTAAATCACCATTATCATAATCATAGTATCCTATTTGCCAAACACCACTCGTGCTTATATAACCTACATATTCTGCACTACCTAAGTCTAACCACATTGAACCTGTATAATATTGCCTTTTAGCTTTTACTACATAATTAGATGGGTATAACCAATCTGGGTATGCTTGTGTACCTGCTCCTGTAAAATAAGTTGTTAATGCTGTCGTTGTGTACATTTGCCTTCCGCTCGACAGTGTTCCTGAATAATAAGCATATACTGAACCATAACTCGAACTACAGGCATCTGATGAACTTGTATAATAAGTTGTCGGATACCCTGAACTTAATGCTAATCTATAAATATTTGTAGAACAAGCTGTTTGCGTACCTAACGTACCATTACCTCCTGATATTTGATATACATAATTTTGGTATGAATAATAACCATCAGGCGCTAAATTACTTAACCCATTATCTGTATAAATAGTTAAACCTGCGCCAAAAGTATTTCCTGTTCCTGATGAATAATAAGTTGAACTAACGCTAGTAACACAAGCTAAATATGCGTCATCTACATAATATTGTATAGAAGTATGTGTTGTATAATTAGGTGCTGCATTAGTTGTAACTGTTGTATAATTAGATGATATTCCTTTAGTTGTACTATAAGTATTAGTTGCAGTTCCCCAATAATAATATGTTGTATTATCTGTTAATCCAGAAAAATCATATTGTTTTGTACCTATACTAGTAGGCGCTGGGCTTATATCATAATGTGTATTATTTGTTGGGCTGCTGTTGTCTGTACCCATATAAAAACCTGCACCATTTATTGTTGCGCCACCATCATTCGTTATTTCTAGTTCTGCTGTAAATGTAGTTTGCCCAACGTTATCAGCTGGTTCTGCAGTTACAGTAGGTGTGTTAGGTGGTGAACTTGTTGTAAAACTAATAGTTGTGCCTACACCTTCTCCGTGTTGGTTTATACCATAAGCAGTAACATAATAAGTTGTATTAGCTGTAACACCACTAGTAATTGATAAACTAAATGATCCTGTTGCAGTTCCTCCCTCTGCTATTTTTGTATTGTTTGTATATGTAGGGTTTACACCATAATAAAAACCTCTTTGGGTTACTGTACCATTTGCTACATTTAAACTACCATTCATTGTAAATGATTGATATGTTATATTAGTAGTAGAGTTAGTTGTCATACTTGGTGCTAGTGTAGGACAAGGTTGGTAATTAGACATATAACCATTAGCGTCTATTGTAGCATAATTACTTCCAGGGAACTTATGATAATTACCTGATCCTGTATAAGCAGTTGTTAAAGCTGAATCAGTATATAATCTAGTATTATTACCTAATGTACCGCTGTAATAAACTGTTGTATCTAATGTATAACCACAAGCTGTGTTTGCATTAGTACTGTTTGATGCTGATATTATTATACTTATAGAACCTTGACCTGATGATACTACTGTTTCTCTACCATTTAATAATTCTAAATTAGATTCACCTGTTTGTAAATTAGTAGTTATACTGTTTATTCTATAAGTTAAATCACCTATTTGTAATTCATCTGCTAAACTGTATTGTTGTAAGAAACTTAAAGGAAGCCTAGCTTTTATTTTAGTTAATCGCTCATTAAATCTAAATACGTTTACTATATAAGATTTATAATATTTTTCAAATAATGTGTCTGTATAATCTGTACCTGTTTCTGGATACCACTCATTTATTTCTAAATTAAAGTGTATTGATTCTGGATAACCAGATCCTGTTGATTGTACAGTTGGTGTATTACTAGGCATCCAATAACTTTCTACACTTGCTTCAGTAGTTGTACCACCATTGTCATAACCATTTATTTCAGTAAGTAAATTTATATTAGGTGCTACTTCACCTGTTGTTGTACTATGTATAGGGTAATATATTACAGGCTTACCTAAATAAGCAGCTTGTTTGTCGTCTAGTAAATGACCTACTTGTAAACCTGTTACTAGTTTTTCAAACTTCATATGCTGAAAAGGTAATACTATTTCATATGTTTCATTATTGCTATCTAAAGTTCCATCGTCATTATAAGTAGCAGAACCCCATTCTGTTTGAAATTGCTCTAAATGGTTTTTTGCAAGTATATTGTTAGTATCTTCATATTTAAAATCTATTTCCCTATATGGTAGAGCTTTATCTACTGTTCTTGTAGTGCTATCTACATATTCTGTAATATCTCTTACTGTACCTCCTGTATAAAAACTATCTAGTGTTTTTACATATATTTTACCATCTTCTTTATAAGCAGTTAGGTTAAACATTTTAAATAACCCTGAAAGAAAGTCTACTATTGTTATATCTGGTATATTACTTTTAATAGCAAAACCTTGTGTTGGAATTGTAAAGTCAGTATCTAAATCTGAAGTTGTTAAACTAGTAGTATCATAACTTCCAAACAAACCAACTAAGTTCATTGAAAAAGAATTTACTACTTCTGTTTTGTCTGATCTAAAAACTAATTCATAAGTACCATTACCAATACTATAACTTCTAGTACCACCTGATTGACCTATTGCATAAGTGAATGTAGTTTCTAATGTACCTGTTGATTTATTTCTTAAATCTACATATATATTACCTGTAGAACTAGCATAGTTTATAGTTAAGGTAAATTGAAACTGTTGTGTAGATGTTAGATTATATACAGTCCAATCTTTTTGGCTAAAGTATAAATTTTGTTCGTGGTTATTTGTTGCGTTATTATATGTTTTTCCAGTTTGTTTATTAGGTGTGTATGAACTTCCTAAACCTTCTAATATTTTACCTGCGTTTCTCTGACACAGCATATATAAATTATAAAAACCTACATTAGTTGTATTAAAGAAATCATCACTAAATATTATTCGTTTATTACCGCTTGAATCTTTTGTTATACCAGAATTCTCTATAGCTTTTATTATTACATATAACCTAATACTATATACTAAATCTTTCCAATAATAACCAGAAGCATTAGCATTAGCTGCGTATAAATTACCACCTGATATATTTATTTCTTGTTTTGTGCTATCATAATAAGCTGGTGTAGTATTGCTACTATCATAAAATCCTCGCATAGAATTACCTATTAATGATACTAAAGTAGGTGTAGTATATGTAACACTATCTACTGTAACATTACCAGAACCTGATGTAGATTCTAATGCGCTTTTTACATTTGTTGATGTATATGTTACATCAAAGTTGTCTAGCCAATCTAAATCTTGTAATTTGTGATCTCCTAATATATCTTTTAGGTTTAATTCACCAAAGAATGTTATTCTATATGTATCTGGTCTACCATTTTTTAAATCTACACCCTCTAATCTAATGTGTCCTTTTTGAAATGGTAAACTATTTAATTCTATTTTAGCCTGCCTTCTTTTACGTGCATCAAATGAAAATGTTTCGCTTTGTGTAAAATTATGATAATGTTTAAAAAACTTATTATTTGTTTTACTAGCAGGTAAGCTAAACGTTTTACTAAAGTTTGTAAATACTTTTCCAGGATCTTTTACATCTTGTATAGTTTGTGTTAAAGATATAGTTTCATCTTTAAATAAATCTAACCTAGTATAATTAACATCGCTAGGTTGTTTAACATATAATTGAATATCATTCATTATCTAATATTACTAATCATATCAAAAGCATATTCTGCTGTAATAGTATACTGTACTACTTTATCATTTATACCTGTTTTAAATGTTTGTTGAGTATCAGTTATATTAATTGGAACTGTTTGTTCTGAACCACCCTCTACTTTTATTATCCATACTTGTTCACTTACTAATAATTGTTTTATACTTTCATTAACACTATCATAACTCATAGGTGGAGTATTTAGTATAATTGTTTCATTAGCTAATGTATTGAACTGTCTAATAGAATGTTTTTGTTTATCATATTCAAAACTACTAGTAGCTATATTTCTTTTAAATGTAGTTTTACTTACATTAATGTTTTCTGTTGTTCTACCATTAAAATAAAAGTCTTGTAAAGCTCCATATTTATTTACAAATGTTACTTGATATGCTGTATGTTTATTACACACTCTATTTAAAGTAAACGCTGTACTTATTACTGTTACATTAGTTGCGCTTGCACTAAATGCTTGATATTGTATTGATGAACCATCCCAATAAGGTATTTGCCCTGCAGTATTGTCTGGTAAATATATTTGTGTATTATCTTGTAATATATCATTAGTAGCAAGTGTTTTAGCGCTGTTTTGACCTGTACCTAATCCTTCCATAAATTCATAATACCCATCAATACCTCTATGTGATATACTTACAGGCGTTCCAACTGTTACTGCAGTAGCACCTGTATTTATGTCATCAACTGTTTCGCTTTTAAATGTTAGCGTACCTGTTATTGCTATTGATTGATCTGTATAAGTATTATTAAATGTAATATCTAAATAATCTCTACATAGATCTGCTATTTCAAATGCTACAGTTCCAGTTTCTTGCCCACTAGTACCTGATAGTACAGTATCTTTACTCATTGATGTTATTTGTGTACCATCTACTGATAATACTAGTGTAGCACTTTTTGCTACGTTAGGACTTACATAAGCCTGACTATGTGTTTCGTAATACGGACTTCTTAATAATATTGCTGCCATTATATTCTTTTAATTATATCTGCTTCTATCATCGCTTCAATCATTTCAATTACCATATCATCACTAAATATATCTTGTAGATCTT